CGGCAGCGTCAGATGTGTATAAGAGACAGGAGCTTGTAAATGGGGTGAAGCGTGGCGACGACGCCTCCTTCACAGAGCTGTACCTCGCCTTCTCTCCGCTGGTACGGAAGCGATGCCTCGTCCTGAAGGAGGACATCAGAGACGACGTCGAGCAGGAGATCTGGCTGAACGTCTGGAAGGCTATTCGTAAGGACAGGGAAACGCTCCTCTTCCTCGTTGGGCTCATTGAGTCGGTAGCCGTCGGCCAGATCGCAAACGTCCAGCGGGAGATCTACGCCAGGGCTAAGAGCGGGGTAACGCTTGTGGACGTGGACGATCCCGAACTATTCGAGGAGATGGTATCAAGCAACCTTAAACATGGCGCGGATATCCCGGCTCTTATTAAAAGTTCGACCGAAGAATTTAATAAGCTCATCTCGGATCTTCCTGAGAAGAAACAAGTTGTGGCTAAACTACATTTCGTGGATGGGCTCAACAGAAAAGAGATTGCCAAGATCACCAGACTCCGGCCGCACACGATTCACCGCATCCTCTGCATGGTGGGCTACAGACTAAAGTCCTGAGGGTGTTTTTAATGACCCCTACTTTTTACGATCTCTATAGTAGGGGTTATTTGTTTTGGACGGTGTCAAAGTCGGTGAGGCGGGTACTGCCTCCGGTCTAACTGGACCATACCGGAGCCGCCGGCCAGACGTTCAACTCGCTGGTCGGCGGCAACTCAATACCAAGATGGTGCTCGGTGAGAGCATGGCCAGGCTTGCTATTGAGGACAAATTCGACGAGATAGTAGAGAAGCTACTCGGATCGAAGGACGAGAGAGTCGTCCTGGACACCTTCAAATTCCTTGTCGAGCAAGCATACGGTCGCCCGCGCACCAGAGGTGGGGATGATTCCGGCGACAAGGTTGTAGAGATCAAGTTCGATCTCGGGAAGATAAGAGATGCCGGAACAGGGACAGAAACCAAGCCGGACATTGGTATACAAACGGCCAGCAATGAGCCCGGAGCAAGAGACACTACTTGATGATCCCCACCGTGTTCTCTGGGTAGGTGCAGGAACAAAGACCGGGAAAGTCAGTCCGCTAGATTCTACGGTATTTCGCGGGGATGGGCCGGTTAGGCTCGGTGATATTTCACTGGGCGATGTCTTGAAAACACCAGACGGAGAGGCCGAAGTCATTGGTATCTACCCGCAGGGTGAGATGCAAATGTACGAGATTGGCTTCTGCGACGGGTCAACCGTCGAGGTTGGCGATCCGCATCTGTGGGAGGTTGAGCATCCACGATACGGTAGGCTGGTCGTTGATACGGCCAAGTTGATTTCGTGGCAAGAAAAGGATCTCCCGAGATTCAAGAGGGTGCGTGTCCCGGCTATTTCGCCGGTCGAGTTCAACAGCAAGGATGTGCCGATACCGCCGTATCTATTGGGGCTACTGCTTGGCGATGGTTGTCTGACGCAGTCAACCATCTCTTTCGCTGGCATTGATAACGATATACTGGATGCGGTGGCTGAACTTTCGGACGGTCTTGGTGAGTTTGTGCGTAGTGATGATAGACATCACAGGTTCCGTGGCGCCAGGGTTCTGAAAGATACATTGGGAGAGCTTGGGCTACTAGGGAAATACTCGCACGAAAAGTTCATCCCGGATGTTTATATTTGGAATTCAATCGCCGTGCGTATGGGTATCTTGGCCGGGATACTTGATACGGATGGGTGGGTTAGCAGAAGGCGTGGAGTTCCGGTCCTAGAGCAAACGTCCGAGAGGTTAGCGAAAAACGTAGAAACGATCGTCCAGTCTCTTGGGGGGCACGTCACGACCAAGACCAAGATCGGTTCGTATCGTGATCCGGACGGGTGCGTCGTTAAGTGCAAGAAGGTCTACCGCCAAAATATTGTCCTGCGCGATCCAACCGGGCTATTCCGGCTCAAACGCAAGAGCGACCTTTGCAAGAAGAAGGTCAAGAGCGGTCAGAGAACGTTTAGGTATATCAAGCCGTCAAGGGTTACGCTCGGTCAGTGCATAGAGGTGGATAGCGAACGACATCTCTATCTGATGGATAACTTTATTCCCACCCACAACACCGTCGCTTGCGCCGTCTGGGATTTAGAGGGCCTTCTCCAGGGGGAACGGGTAGCCTGGGTTGGACCCTGGTACAAGAGAACTAGGCTTGGATATCAACATATCTGCGGGTTCCTGAAAGACTGGATCTCCGCAGGGTTCGCTAAGGCCAGCGATGTTGCGCTGACCATAGATGTATTGAAAACCACAAGCGGCAGGGTTGGTCACCTTGAATGCTTCTCCGGGGAAACGTACGACGTTATCTACGGTGAGGCATTCGATAGAGTTGTAATTGACGAGGCTACCAGGCACCCGGAAGGGGTGTTCCATGCGGCACGGTCTACCGTGACTGCTACTGGTGGCAAGATCAGGATTGCATTCAACACTGACCGGGGCGCCCGCCACTGGGCGATCCGTGAGTTCTTTAGGGCTCAACGAGGGGACGAGCCTACCTACGGTTGGCTGACGATGCCAACCTCCTCTAGTCCCTACGTCCTTCCTGAGGATATCGAGCAGGCAAGAAGGACGCTGCCCAATAAGGTCTTTGAGGCTCTCTATAACGCCAAGGTAACTGAGGACGGCGCCTCTGTCTTTCAGGACGTTCGGAAGTGTATTGCCGGAACCCTTATGGAGCCTTTCCCCGGACGTAGCTACGTCGTTGGCGTTGACTTGGCTCGCCGGCACGACTACACGGTTATTTCGGTCATGGACAGAGGCGCCCGACACCTTGTTTACCACAAGAGGCTCCACGGTCAGCCGTGGAGGGCTCAGCGGGAGGTGATCAAGGACGTAGCCAAACGGTACAATAACGCTAAGGTCTATGGCGATAGTACCGGAGTTGGCGATCCGAACATCGAAGAACTTCAGCATGACGGGGTCAACGCCGAAGGGGTCCACCTTCACCAGGGGATGAAGCGTGATCTTATCGAGAAGCTCATCGTGGCTATCGAGAACACTCAGATCACGTTCCCCTATATCGACGAGATTATTAGCGAACTCGAAACGTTTGAGTATGCTGCGACGGCAAAGGGTGCCGTTCAGTACCAGGCCCCGGAGGGCTTCCACGACGACTGCGTTGTGTCCCTTGCGTTGGCCGTTTACGGACTGGGTGATCTTAGGGTCTCTCTCCCTACGGTCTACTCTGAACTAACTACCGATACGATGGTAACTGGGGGTATAGCGTGCCTGTAGACGCAAGTAAAAACAAGCAGAAGCGGGTGTACCAACCTAGCTACAAGGACAGCACGGTTGTTGCGTCCGGTAGGGCCTATACTCCGGAGCAGGTTCTTTCGTTCATCCTCCAGGCTGAAAGCGGATATCTCGCGCCCATCTATTCCTTCATGGATGAGATGAGAGCAAGAGATGCCCACCTTGACGGTGAGCTTGCTAAGGCTGAGGATTACCTCACGGGGGCGAGGATTGACGTGCTCCCGTACCCACCCAGACCCAGCAAGGGAAAGGGTGGAGCCAGGGATATGAAGAAGGCTACGGACGTTGCCGCCGCAGTCGAGGAGATCATGTTCTCCCCGTCTGTGAGGCTCGACGTTATGATCGGTGCCCTCTCGGATGGTCTCTGGAAAGGTATCGGCGGGTTTGAGTATGTGACGGCAGCCGGCGGGAAGCTGAACCGCGAGATGATCGTGGACGTTATCCCGATCCCGTCTCAGCGGTTCCGTTACAAGGATAACACGACCGAGCTAATGCTCCAGACTACAGGCGACGAGAAAGACTTGGTGCCCATCGAGAAGGTCTCAGGGAACATCGTCTATCTCGTAGCTGAGCCCGAAGTCCCGACTCCCGCCAGGCGCGGGATTATGCGTAGGTGCATGAGCCTCTGGCTTATCAGAGCCTACGGTCCTCAGTGGTGGAGCCGGTTCGTCGAACTGTTTGGCTCCCCCATGAGAGTCGGTAAGTACATGAGCGGCGACACGGTCATGCAGCAGGCTATTGTCAATGCTCTTCAGCGTCTCGGATCGTCCGGGTGGGCGGCCCTTCCGGATGGCGCAAACATTGAGTTTATCGAATCTACGGCACGCAGTACGGGCAACCCACCGCACGAAGTTTTGCTCGACTGGGCCGCTAGGGAAATGTCTAAGGTGATCCTTGGGTCTACCCAGGGGACCGACGTTGGGCGTAATACTGGCTCGAAAGCCTCTGCCCAGGTTCACCATGACGTTACGATTGCAAGGTCGATGTCCCGCGCAACCTGTATTGCCTCTGCCATCAGGCAGCAGTTGATTTATCAGATTGTCGCCAGGAACTTTGGTGAAGACATTGCGATGCTGTACACCCCAGAGTTCCGTCTGCGAGTTGAGAGCAAGCCTGATATCTACAACGCTTCTCAGGCAATCAGAATGTTGATGGATGCTGGGATGAAGACCATCCCGGTTTCGTGGGTACACGATATGCTTTCTATCCCGGTTCCAGACCCGGCAGAGCCAGTTCTTGAGCTTCCTCTTATGCCTGGTATGCCGCCCAAGGTTGGTGACGAACTGCCGTCCCAGCCTGGTATCCCCAGGGCTAATCCGCCCAAGAACGGGAAGAAGCTGGATGTCCCGGAGCCGAAGGATGATGACGTTGGTAGTGACGATGGGAGTGACATGAACGATGAGTGACGCTGCTTTCTTCTCTTTTTCAATCCCGGTTGGGGAGGTAGCTACTGCTGAGCCGGACGGGAAATGGGCACAGATCCTTCCTACGGGCGATATCTTCACTGACGACGGGAGAAAGGTAAGGATCACTGCGGAGGATCTCTCCAAGGTGTTCACCAGAGCTTCTGCCCGTAAGTCCAAGCTACCCATTCTGTACGAGCACGGCAAGGGGCCTCGCGGCGGAATCGCCGCCGGCTGGATGGACTCGCATCGTATGGAGGAGGGCCTCTTTAGCCTGGTCAAGTGGAACCCAAGGGCTTCTGAGGAGATTAAGAACGAGGAGTGGAAGTTCATTTCCCCCGGATTTCTTTCGCGTAAAGATCAGGACGGATTCATCAGACCACTCAGCCTGGTGGAGGCGTCCCTAACGAATACCCCGGCGTTTGATGGGATGAGGCAGGTTGAAGCCTCCATCATCACGGGTGAAGGAGAGGATGAGAGCATGGGTAACACTAACGAAACTGAGGTCGAGACCACCGAGACTGTGGTCGAGGCAGCCCCGCCCGTTGTGGAGGCGAGCACTGCTCCTCCGGCCACCCAGGAAGTGAGTCTTAACGAGGCTGATATCCGGGCCAAGGTTGACTCGCTCGTCGAGGCCCAGGTCTCTGCGAGGCTCGCTGAGATCGAGCGGCAGAACAAGGCCAAGGCTATCGTTGAGGCGGCCATTGCTGATCGCAAGGTCTCTACCGCCCAGCGTGAGGATGCCCTGGAGATCGCCCTCAACAGTACCGAAGCATTCGAGCGGTTCTGTAGTAAGGCTATCCCCTTCGCCGCCTCTCATCGTGTTGTGAGTAATTCCACCGACACGTCTACCGATAACGCTGCGGAGGCTCTTGTCCGTAAGGCCAAGGAATTCCAGATCCAGAACAAGGTCAGCTTCCGTGACGCTGTTGTCGCGGTTTCTAAGTAATAGGAGATACGTATGGCACAGTATACTGCTATGCTCACCAAGTACGATCCCAACTCGGTCTTTGACTTTAAGGTTGGGGCTGTAGATATCGTCAAGAATCGGCTTTACAAGACCGGTTCTACCCAGCTTCTCGAGATTGCCGGGAACAACGAGGATGTCCCCCTCTTCTACCCCCTGACTCCCGAGAAGGTTGGGTATCCTGTTTCGGCTGTCCTCGTTGGTAACGGCACGTTCGTTATCACCGCTAGCGGCGCGATCTCCAAGGACGCTTCTGTCTCTCCGGCTGCCGACGGTAAGGTTAAGGCTGCTGTCGCTGGTGAGCCTCTTATCGGTCGTGCGGTTCATGCCGCCTCTGATGGTGAGCTTGTCACGATCGCTACCAACGCAACCTACGGGTCTACCTCTGCGTCTCTTGCTGCGGTCAATGGTGCTACGTCCACCCTCGGCATGAATACCGAGCTTCTGACGTACGCTTCCGGAACCACGCTTGACTCGGTTGCCAATCTTCTCCCGGCGAACTCTCTCATCCTGGCTGTTATGTGCCGGATTACGACTGCGTTCTCTGGCGGGACCGGGACGACCTGGGCTGTTGGTGATGCGTCTACCTCCGATAGGTTCAATGATGCGAATGCGACCCTTGCTGCTGGGACTACGAGCGTTTCCGTGAATCAGTGGAACCACGCCAAGGCCGCCGGGTACACCCCCTTCCAGGCTTCTGCCGCGAAGGTCCGCCTCACGTTCGACAACGCTTTCACTGCTGGCGCCGTTCGGGTTGCGGTCGTTTACCGTAGCTTTACCCCGCCCACTGCGTAAGCTGGCTGAGTTTTAGTAGGAGTAGATTATGGCTTTCGGACCTAATGCACGCGACTATTCTCCCGATCCGGTTCTCACCAATGTCATGGTTGACCTCTCTGGTCAGGGTGGGTGGATTGGGCCGAACCTTTGCGCGGTTAAGCCTGTTGCAAAGGACTATGTCCGTTACTCTAAGCAGGACGCGCAGACTCTTCTGAGCAACCTGATGGATACTCTCAGGACTCCTGGGAGCCGCGCTAATCTTCTGTCTCGCCCCGTGAAGACCTGGCTGACGAGCGTCATCCAGGAGGACGCTGTCAGGGTCGAGTACACGGAAGAGGACGTTAACAACGCTATTAACCCCCGCGAGCCGGCGATGGATGCGGCGAAGAAGTGTCTTAACGTTCTTCAGTACGCTTTCGAGCTTCGTATCGCCCAGCTTTTCGATCCCTCCACCTTCGCTTCCGCGAACAAGACCGCTGCGACGGGCCTCTGGGCCGGGAGCACGGGCAAGATCATCTACGACATCGAGCGTAGCGTGGCCACGGTCGCGGAGCTTTCTGGTGTTGAGCCCAACTTCATTCGTATCCCCAGGAAGAAGCTCGCCGGGATGCTTGCCTCTGACGAGATGCTCAGCAACAACCAGGGTGTCTACCTCGATATCCTCCGCCAGGTCGTTGGTGGTGGTCTCCCCAGTTCTATCGCCGGCCTGAAGATCCTTATCGGGACCGTCCGTCAGGATACGGCTCCGACCGGGACCTTCACCCCCGCGTTCATCTGGGATAGCTCCACGTACAACCTCGACGATACGGTCCATATCGGGTACTCCCCGGTTCTCGCGGGTGGGTCTTGGGATGGCTCCAGCCAGGCGTTCGTCGGTTCTTTCGAGAACCAGATCAACGGTTCGGCCTTCACGGCTTCCGAGTATCTCTCCCCGTACTACCAGGAGGATGGCGTCCATATCGTTCACGCCAACTTCCGTCGGTCCCTCCCGGCTGTGATCAACGCTGACCTTTGCTTCGCTCTCACCGGCATCTAAGAAGTGAAAGTTAGAACACTAGCCAAAATCGGATTCGATCCAAGGTTTCAGTCCCCCGGAGTGGTAGTTACTGCTCCGGGGGACCTCCCCGAACCTAACCTTATCGACTGGGTTAAGCGTGGGCTCGCGGAGGTTATCGAGCAAGGAGAACCGGATGTACGTAGCTCTGATTCGATTCGACCTGAACGGGAAAACGTTCCCGGCGGGGTCCACCGTGCGAGAGGCCGACCTCGGAAAGGCGTGGTTTAGTTCTTTTCTTGCTGACGGCATTATCGGGCACGTTGACGACTCTGTGATGGTAAACATTGAGGCTCCGGTTGAGTCGGAGCCGCCCAAGTTGTGGAAGCGCAAGAATGCGCGCCTGGAGGACTAATGGCAACTGCTACTGATGCTATCAAGCCTGTGATGGACCTTGCTGTGGCTACCGCCGCTAAGGTTGCTGCGCTTGAGGCTAAGGTCTCGGCTCTTGAGGCTAAGGGGTCGGTGATGCTCCCTGGCGCGGTGGTGTCTCCTCCACCCGTTACCATTCCTCCTGAGCTTTCGTTCTGGGTTAAGCCTGCCGATGCCGACATCGACACGAAGGTCCCTCTTAAGCCGAGCACTGATCCTGTCGAGATTAAGAGGCGTGCTCTCTATGGGTATAGCCTTTGGGGTAACCGCACCAGGTTCGGGAAGTATTACAACGAGGCGTGGACCGAGATCAATAAGCTCTTCGCCACTCCTGCGCGTGATCTTCCCTACTGGAAAAATGGTCGCTACAACAAGATCGGTAAGGTTGAGGCTGCCTATCTTCTTCTGACCCACTACAACTTTATCGCTGGTGGAAACCAGTCTGTCCCTGACTATGCTTTCGGTAAGGATCTCGATGCCATCATCGCTGCCGATATCGCGGACTACAAACTCCAGCATGGCCCCGAAGTCCCGTTCGATGGTCGCGGGCCTAGTGGTAACTAACATGAATAGTAAGCGTGTTGTGGGTGTGGCTGGGGGCCTGACCGCTACCGCCCTTATTGCTCTGATTATCGTTGTCCTTATGTCCGGGTGCGCTAGCCTTGCTGGCGGAGATCCGGTTGTCGTTAGGGCCGAAGACACGCTCTCAAATTCTCTCGTTCTCTATCGGGTGGCTATGGAGTACCACTTGAAGAACTCCACTACTGAGCCTCTTGATGTCT